ATGTGTTAATTTCGGTCTAGTAACATTTTGAACATTCTGAGTAAGAACTGTTTGTTTATCAGTCCCGCCAAAATTGTTATAAAATTGCACTCTAAAACGGAATTTTAATTTAGGCATTAAGATACCGCCGGGGCTACCATCTCCTAAAGTAACACCGAATTTATCTTTTGTTTTCGTCAACGCCATTTTATTTCTCCTTTGAAAATTTCTTATATGCAATTATTTATCTAAAACCGGTAGAAATTATTAACTCACGTTTTAATTATTCACAAAAAAAGGGCGATTAAAACCGCCCTTTTAAAGTTTAAGTTATAGATTAACTATTACCTGTTGATCCCAAAGTATTTTGGATTCTAATTGGTATATAGATAAACTCTATTGACTTGATTGGTTGAACTGCTACATCAATATGTAGTTCATTTCGATCAATTCTTGCCGGGGTGTTGTTTGATGTATCACAAACTGTAATGTAGTCAAATAGACCTCGTTGTGCTACCAAATTTGATAAAATTCTTTCTACAACACTTCGAGCATTGTTTCTAGTAATAGAATCATTTTGTTCAAACAAGAAAGGCTTAACAGCATCATCAAGTTGTTCTCTTAGATAAATTATTAAACGTGAAACGTTTACTCTATCTAAAGCACTTGCGTTAGCATTAAGTGTTTTCTGCCCGAATACTGCAATTCCTCTAGCAGGGAAACTTGTGATAGGATTAACTTTATTCAAGTAATAACTATCTCGTTGCCCTTCGTTTAGACTTGTTGATTCATATTCACCTTCTGATGCTTTAAGATAACCAACTGAGGTTGCATTACTTACAACACCTCGTTGGAAACCTGCTGGTGCAAACCATGGAAACGATACTTGATCGTTAAAAGCAAAAGTTCTTAATGCCATATGAGAAGCAGGCTGTAGTATATTTGATCCATCTAAGTTTGTAGTCAAAGCATGTGGATGATATACTGCCATTTCAGACGATTTACTTAATAGTCCATCGTCACCGTTTTCTACTGCATTGTTAGTGTTATTAATCCAAGCCTTAACACTTGTAGAATCAGTTGCTAACCTTAGTGGAGTATCAATAATACTGAATACAGTATTTTTTCTATCTGTTCCTAATGTTAGTAATTCATCTGCTAGTTCAGGATATCCTGGAACAGCCGCAATATTAAACCTATTAGTTTCATTTCTGATGTCTTGGTTTGCTGTAACGGCCGCTTGTAAAGCCTTAGTAACTGCTTTTCGTTGTGCTTTTCTTAGCAAATGGGCTGAACCATCTGACTTAACACCACTTTCACTTACCCAAACGTTAGCAAGATTCGAAGCACCACCATAGTCATATGATGTGTTCCATTTTGAAACGTTTCCGCCGGATGCTCTAAAGTTCCATGCAAGAATACCACTTGGATAAAGTGCGGCATTTGGCATGTCTGCGTCTAATGCTGAAGAACTAGACTGTCTAAAGTCTGCAAATACAATACCATCAGATGAACTTTGATCAGTCATATCAATCGCTGTCCATAAAGATGTAGTTGTGCTGTATTTTTTAAGGCTTAGGTTTTCTGTATCGCTAGAATCTAACCATACATCACCAGTTACTAATGCCGTTCCGTCACTTTGCAACGTTGGTTTGCTTGCTTTAGTTTGGAAGTCTTTAGTAAATGATACCCATGTTGTGCCATTATGCTCAAGCATATCGATGTTAGTTGTGCTAATATCTGCATCATACCATAAACGGCCGTCAGCAGTAGCACCTACTGGAGCAACTGATGCGGCATCCATATCAATAGCAACAAAGTTACTTGCTGTTGCAACTGTAAAGTTGATGTCTGCTAATGCAAAAGTTGATGATCCACCACCAACGGCTGTTCTTATATCATAGCCTTCGGAGTTAACCAATTTAACCTTACCTGCATTATTGCTTGCTACTAGTTGATCTGCGTATGTTACTGCAGAGTTAGATGCTGAAATTGCACTTTGAATGTCTGCAACTACATCATCGATTGCAATGTTTCCTGACGTTTCGCTTGTTAAGTAAACATCAATTGCAGTTGTTGAAGCATTTGAATATAATTTAAATGCAACTTGTCCAGCACTTGTTTTACTATTGGAAATAGCAGTATCTGTAACTGCCGCACTTGATTCCATAGTAACTGTTGTGCCACCATTGTGTGCTTTTAACACTACTTCTGCTTCGTCATTTTCTCCATCATGGTCTCCCCAGATAGATCCTGCAACTAGATCAGTTCCATATACAAAGTATGCGGTTCTAGAATATTGCCTAAGTGCAACTCCTTCTGTTCCCCATGCTTTAGTAGATGAATTGTATTCTTTTAAAGAAACACTTGATCCATTATTTGCTGAAGTTGTTTGTAGATACAAATCACCTGACACTAATGCCGATGCATCTGATCTTGTTGTTGGGACTGATAAGTGACTTGCCCATTGGAAGTCTTTACTGCTTGCTGAACCCCAAGCACTTGAACCACACAAATACCAAACGTTTGCTACTTTTTGGTAAAAGGAAATTTTGTCTGCTTGTGTTCCGTCTGCGTCTAAATATCTAACACATATTTGATCGTTAAGACCAAATGCGGCTTTAGGTGTCCCACCTGATTGTAAATCACTGCTAGAGGTTACTTTAACGTTAGCCTTTTCGCTAACCCATGCACTACCGTCATACTTTTTCATTCCCCATACTGTGTTTCCTGTGTCTAGCCAATATTTGCCGTTTGCTGGAGCGGCTGTAGGTGCTGTTGCACTTGAATCTAATTCACTTAGATCTACATTTGCTCTTAAAACGTATGCTGAGTTGGCTATACCTAAGAAACTGTATGCGGCCATTAAACCATGTTCATTGGTTTCGTCACCATGAACTGGGCTTCCGCCGCTTGTTTTGAAACTTGGATTTCCGTAGTTTTGGAGTAGTTCTCTCTGGCTAGTAATTTGATAAACTTTTCCTGCGGTTGCTGATGTTGTATAACTTGCAGTTGTTGATCCGTCTGGGCCTGTTTTATCCTGTGCTGTTGCAATAACAATCAAAGGGACAGTTCCGGAGCCTGCTGGCGAATAAAATGATTCGTCGCTTATACTAATATCAACACCAGGACTTACTAATGTTGCCATATTTTTCTCCTAATTAATTAGTTTATACGTTATATCGTATATCGTATACTTTTATTTATCACTTTAGGAGTATTTTGGTGTATTATAGAAATTGGGTGATATTACCCGATATTATACTAACGAGAGAGGTGATTTAAACATATTAGACTGGACATGTAACACATTTCTTTCTAAATCATCTAAAGAACCATTGTTTTTGATAACATAATCTACTGGATAACCTGCCCAATTCCATTCGCTTTCATGAACATCTTTATATTTGGTTTCCATTATCTTACGTGATATTGCGTTTTCGTGGGCTAGAGATGCTGTTTCGTGCCATTCAGGAAGTTCTCCTCTTTGCACCCAAATAATATGTCCGCCTAAACTTTTTACAAGATCAAGTTCGTTTCTAAATCTTGCATCACTAACAACAATACATTTAGATTCACCGTTTGCCCTAAGGCGATATTCTAAACTATCTATCCATATATCTGTATGAAAATGATTACGCATTACTTCAGTTCCAATAAGTTGTAATGCTAGTCGTGGAGTAAAATTAGGAATGCCTGTTTTCTTGCTCCAAAAAATATCTGCTGTTTCTCTAAAGTCCCTACTTTCAATAGTGTCGCCGTCAATCAAATGTCTTGGCCAACCAAATACTGTTGCACATAAATCTTTTAAGGGAGAAGCGAAACTATCATGTATGCAAGAAGCCTTATCTACAAATAAGTTTGCTACTGTGTCTTTGCCTGAGCCTATAAATCCTACAATTCCTATTATCTTCATTATCCGATTACAAAACCTAGTGGTTGATTACCTTCTTCCATATTATGCAATGATTCTATTGCTTTGTCAAGTTCTATTTGTGCTTCACTCTTTAATGCTTCGCCATTTAACTGAATTGCTCCGCCGGCGCCTGGTAAACCTGAAGTATATTTACTTCTTGCTTCACCTAGCATTAATTTACTATGTGCTAAGGCGTAAGATCCTAGCCAATTACTTGCATAAACATCAACTAACAAAATACTTTCCGGAATAAAGTTATATACGCCTACTGCAACTTCTTCTTCATGTTTTACATTTCGAAGAATTTTTAATTGCTTAGTGTTTCTATTCCAAAGAAAGTTATATTCACTACCAAATATACGTCCGATAGTTTCTTTATATTGTGCAAATGCATCAAATACTGCAAGTCCGCCCATTTGTCCTGCTTGTAGCATATACATATTATTAAATGCAACATCAAATGGATCAAAATTAGTTCCGCCTCCGCTGTTGGTTCCTACTCCGCGTCTGTAAAGACGCCTAACTTCCATAACTTCACTTGGAAGTGTGTATTCTGTAATACCTTCAACTGTTTGTAAAAAGATTATACTTTCTTCAACACTACCCGAACTTAATTGCCTATATCTAGCAAGTGCTTTGTCTATAGCAACATCATAATGTTCTCGGTCGAGTTCAACATCTACTATACCGTCAGCAAGACGTATTCCTAATTCTCGTATTAGTTCTTCTCTACTTTTATATCCTATTTGATCTTTTGGCATACTACTATTTATCAGAAAATGTATTAAAATGCCTTAAGTATGATAACCGAGTCATTGCACCTTCCATTTAACTTGGTTTCAGTGGTTTTTACTTCTTCGAATGCTTTTGCAAATTTAGTTTTAGCATTACCTGTCCAGTTTTTAATTTGTTCTCCTGGTTTGCGAAGTGTTTTTTGAAGGCTTGATTTTTCACAAAATTCTTTAATAGTAGTTCCTTTTACAGTAAGTCCGCCTCTGCCCATATTTCTCGGATCTTTAATAACAGCATGATAAACACCGACCTTTCTAGTTTTGGTATTATATACCCAGACTTCATTGGCATTAACTATATCAGTAGGTGGAATACTTACTAGTCCTAATTCCCCGCAATTCTCTTGATACTTTAATTTCTTCACAATCGTCTCTTTAGACCGGGCCTTAGGCTTACGAGAACGTCTTTTAACGGCTTTTGTTTGGATAACAGTATCACAAGCAGTATTAATCTTTTCAAAAAAGTCTACGAAGTTCTTACGCATTCTAGAATTAAGATGGCCATATGCTTCTTTAATGTCTGGATCTTTCCACTCAGCAACTTCTAATGCTTCTTCGTATTGGGAAGCAAAGTCATCTTTTATTATATTAGCATGGGGGCCTTTTATTTCTGGTTGGTATACAATCATTTCTTTGTAAGGGTCAAACTTTTTAATATTAAAGTTATCATCAACCAATTCATCAATATAATATTCCCATTGGCCGCATAACCCTTCAACTTGATTTTTCATTCGTTCCTGTATGCTGATTACTTTTTTAGGTTGTTCTTTTGCTTTAAGAGCTTTTTCTTTCGCAACTTTCTTACCATGCTTTAGCCATGCTGATTTTCTTCTTTCAATATAACCTTGAATCTGTTCCGGCATGTAGCCTAATTTAGATTCAATAAAGAAGTGGGATCCGGAAGTAAATTCCCAGTCAGGACATTTTAAAATAATTTTAATTTCTTCTTTGTCCCAATCGGATTTATTCTTTATCCACTCTTTCGCAGATTGGAGTCTTATTTTTTTAGCAATTTCTGTGCGACAAAAATATTCACAACTGCTGAAAGCACTGGTTTGTTTTTCCGGATCGGTTATAAGGGCCAATTGTTTCCAATCAGGCTCTTTTGCCATGTAGATATTTTTTGTTTTTCGTTTTACCAATGTTTAGTTCTCAAAGTTAGAAGTTATTTATGTCAGGATCATCAAAAAGCACCTGAATAGGTAAGGGCCAATGTTTGAATCCTAATATATCTGACTTATCTTTAAGAACACTTTTTTGCTTATAAAACTGAGTTATGTGGATCATTCCGTGGACTTTTCCACTGGTTTCACCGGCTCTATACATGAAGTAAGAGTTAGCAATTATAAACAATATAAAGTAAATTGCGTTTGCATCCATAAGATCAATACTCCCATAAAAATATTATTATAGCAAATAATCTTATTATGTCAAGTATTATTTTCCTCTGGAAAATTTTCGGTCTATATTATATGGTAGGTTGTTTTCTAAAATATTTTTCCAATTTGCAATGGTTTTGTCTAATCCATCATTGAGTTCAACTTTAGGAACCCAACCTAGTCTTGATGTAATTTTGTGATTTGTGCTGTTTAGTAGATATATTTCGCCTGGTCTAGATGGTTTAGTATTCCAGTTTACATGGCCAGTCCAATTTAGTTTTTTTGCAATAAGTGTTACATAGTCTTTAATTTTAATTGCATTATCAGGGCCTAAGCAAAATATCTCGCCGGAGCATTTTTCTGGATTATTAATAATTGTTTCCCATGCATCTAGCAAGTCATCAATATAAATGAAATTACGATACGGTTCACCATAGCCTAAATTTATCTCTTTAGGATTTGTTAGCATTTGAGTAATGACCTGCTCTGTAACAAAAAAGTCATTATCTTTTCTACCATATGCATTAGTTTGCCTAATAGCAGTAAACGGTAGTCCTAAACTTCTGTGGGCATATTCTAAATATTTTTCACAGCCATACTTTGCAACGGCATAAGGGGCATTTGGATTTGGTGGTGTTGCTTCGTTAAATGCAATTATACTTTCTTCTTTGCCATCTCTAATTAAATCACTAATTGGTTGCCAACCATATACTTCCATGGTTGATGCAAAAACAAAGTTCTTTAAGTTAGGTAGTTTTGCCGCTATTTCAATTAAGTTCACAGTTCCTACATAATTAATCTCACTAAATGTAATTTGCTCGTAAAAACTATCTTCCACTTCTGTCCTGGCCGCTAAGTGAACAATAACCTCAGGGTCAAATTGTCTTATTTGAAAACCTACCCTATCATGGTCTCGTAAGTCTTCGTTTAAAAATTCAAGTTCGTGTTTATCTTTAAGCCTTTCAACCATATGTTGGCCTATAAAACCGTCTGCGCCTGTTATAAAAATTCTCATTGTATGTCCTCTAGTTTTGCGTAACCTGTAATTTGCATAGTGAATCTTGGTTGATATCCGAGATTTGCTACTAAATGCATAGTGTCTTGTTTAATTATAGTATAATCACCTTTAACATAATCAAGCCATGAATGCCCATCTATTTCAAAATAATGACCCATTAGTCTATCTTCTAAAAACATATTTATTCTATATGCCTCCATTCCGTCTACTTCTAGACCTTCATCTTTAACTTTCTTTCTTAATTTATAGAGTGTGTCTTGATGAGGAGCGATAAAACGCCCGGGCATAAGTTTATTTACTGTTACTACAGAATACTTTAACCAAGGAAAAAGTGTTTTAGTATGTTTTACCCATGGTGGACAATCATCTTCAAACACTTGCCAAACCCATGGAGCATCATATGGGTAATCAGGAACCGGGACGCCTAATTTATCCCAAAAGCCGCCACTATAAACTGTATGTGTGTGCTCAGTGAACTTAAGGCGATATAACATTTCACCAGTTATATGGCTTATATCTACATTACCTTTATGCATTTTTTATCACCGTAACCTGTGCAGAATAAAAAGGCTCTTCTCCCATATTGCCTGCTATGTGCCAATCATCATTACCAAACTTTACCCAGTCACCTGCTTTCCATTTTACAAATGGTTGTTTGTGTATTTCATAATAATGTCCACTTTTCCAATCTTCTAAAAAAATTAAATACCGACTTGTTTCGCCCTCGCCAAATTCTTTTCTAACAAGATAATGTTTGTCAATATGATGTGGAATAGTTTGTCCTGGCGGTATATTAATAACACTAACAACATGATGGTCAAAGTCTTGAGGTATTTTTAATGCTAAGTCATGCACCCATTGGGGTGATGTTTCGAACATCTGCCATATACTACTATTATGTTTAGTGTAGTATTTTTCTATAGCAGGTGTTTGTTGATAACATTGGAAATAATCATCAAAGTTTAACTGGCTCATCTGATCATGGGTAATGCCAAAATTATCTATATTGCCGTATTTAATCACAATAACTCTCCAAGGTTCCTCTACGCCTTAGATCTAATGTAGCACAATGTATGCCGCCTGAGAGCGTCATAGAGTGCCTAAATTGCACTGGCACACTATTGATACCATGCTTATCAAGTTCTCGCATTAGAGGCTCTTGTGCTGAGTCTAAGACTACTGTATTTTCATCTACACTGAGTAAGTTCATACCAATGTAAGGTGAACAGGGTGGCATGTAGCCTTGCTCTGCTAATTTACTTCCTTGAACTACACAAT